GAAAAAAGTGGGCGGAACGTGACAGCGCGAAAGCCTCGCAAACAGCGAACGCGCAGACCGCCGCCCGCATGATTGAACAAGGGCGAATTATTGCCCGTGATGAGGCTGTAAAAGATGCACAAGCACAAGCCGCTAAATCAGCTGCCACTGCTGCTGGTTTGTCTGTCACTGTTAGCCAGCTGCAGCAACAAGCCAAAAAACTCGCCACCCGCCTGGACGCCGCAAAGCACACCGCAGATCTTGCCGCTACCGTCCGAAGCAAAACAACCGACGCCACCGCAGGAATGCTCGCCAACATGCTCGGAGATATTGCAGCAGAAGCTAAACGATATGCTGGAATCGCTGACGAACGCTATGCCGCCGGGATGACTTGTGAACGCATTTACGATTCGATGAGAGAGTCAAATAACAATCCTATAGCCTCGCGATAGCGGGGTTTTTTATGCGCATCGCACGCGCACATCAAAGAAAGTCTTTCAGCTGTGAGCCTGGGCAAACCGTAAACTTTCGGCGGCTTTGCCGTGCGACAGGCTCACGTCTAAAAGGAAATAGCTATGCAATTTGGCAAAAAATCAAAGTCAGGATTGAGGGTGTTTATTCGCAATGACGGAATGATCGTCAGCGATAAAAAGGGAAGAGCACGCATTGTTATCGGTGTGCTCGGTGATGATAAACATGCCTTACGCAGTGGTCGTCCTTCTACCTTCAAACAATTGGGCTGCGCTTAAAAAAGGATCTAATAATGGCTGAGAAAATTATTACGCTATCTGGCGCTGCTAATGAAGTGCTTTATGCGCTGTTTTTCCGTGGCGCTTTGTTGTCTGGTGATCTGCCTTCTAAATCTGGTACAGCCGAATTGCGCGAGCTGGGTTTTGCTGAAACCAGACACACAGCAACTGAATACCAGAAAGAAAATCACTTTACCTTTCTGACATCAGAAGGGCAGAAATTTGCCATTGAACACCTGGTCAATACGCGTTTTGGTAAGCAGCAATATTGCGCTTCGATGACGCTTGGCGTTGAGATTGATACCTCAGTTGCACAGAAGGCAATCGACGAGCTGGACCAGCGTATTCGTGACACTGTCTCCTTCGAACTTATTCGCAATGGAGTGCCATTCATCAAGGACGCCACTATCGCCAGTGGTGCTATCCATGCAGCGGCAATCGAAACACCTCAGCCGGTGACCAATATCTACAACATCAGCCTTGGTATCCTGCGTGATGAGCCAGCGCAGAACAAGGTAACCATCAGTACCGATAAGTTCGAAGTTAAACCTGGTATTGATGCCAACACTGAAGCGTTAATCGAAAACGCGCTGAAAAACGCTGCTGAATGTGCGGCGCGTGATGTCGCAAAGCAAGTGGCAGCAGACAAGAAAGCGATGGATGAACAGGCTTCTTATGTCCGCACGGCCATCATGATGGAATGTTTACCCGGTGGTGTTATCTGGCAGCAGTGCCGTCGATGATGACATGCAAATGATAATCAATATCGTTTGCGGGTCCTTTCCGGCGATCCGGCCTGTTACGGGGCGGCGACCTCGCAGATTCTCGCTATTTATGAAAATTTTCAGGCATTTGCCGTTTCTGTTCTTCTTCTCGCTAATTCATTGTTTTAACTGCAAACACCCCCTGAAAAGAAAGGAAACGATAAGCCTTAAAAACGGCTAAATAACCAGAGAGCGTTTCCTTTCTCTGTTTTTGTGTATGGAGTGAGCTATGGAGGTCAACAAAAAGAGTCTTTCTGAAATATTTGGGGTCAGCGTGCGAACCATTCAGAACTGGCAGGATCAGGGAATGCCTGTAGCACGTGGCGGCGGAAAAGGTAATGAGGTCCTCTATGAATCTTCCGCGGCTATCGAGTGGTATTCCGCACGCGACGCGGCGATTGAGAATGAGAAATTACGGAAGGAGGTGGAAGACCTTCGTCTTGCATCGGAATCCGACCTCCAGCCAGGTACGATTGACTATGAGCGTCACCGCCTTACCCGGGCGCAGGCAGACGCCCAGGAACTAAAAAATGCAAAAGATTCCGCTGAGGTGGTGGAAACCGCATTCTGCACGTTCGTGCTGTCGCGGATGGCCGGAGAAGTAGCCAGCATTCTTGATGGAGTTCCTCTGTCGGTTCAGCGGCGCTTCCCGGAGCTGGAAAACCGACATATTGATTTCCTGAAGAAGGACATCATTAAGGCCATGAACAAAGCAGCTGCGCTGGATGAAATAATACCGGGGTTGCTGAGTGAATATATCGAACAGTCAGGTTAAGGGGCTGCAGCACTCTGCGCGCGCAGGGCTACTTTCGCTGTACCGACCTGAGCCGCAAACGGCGGTTGAATGGGCAGACGATAATTACTATCTCCCCAAAGAGTCGGCCTATCAGGAAGGGCGCTGGGAAACGTTGCCGTTTCAGCGCGCGATCATGAATGCGATGGGTAACGACTACATTCGTGAAGTTAACGTTGTTAAGTCTGCCCGTGTTGGCTATTCAAAAATGTTGCTGGGTGTTTATGCGTATTTTATACAGCACAAGCAGCGAAATTCCCTTATCTGGCTACCCACTGATGGTGACGCCGAAAACTTCATGAAGTCGCATGTTGAACCAACGATCCGCGATATTCCGTCACTTCTGGCGCTGGCCCCCTGGTATGGCAAAAAGCACCGGGACAATACACTCAGTATGAAACGCTTCTCCAACGGGCGCGGGTTCTGGTGTCTGGGGGGTAAAGCGGCGAAAAACTATCGTGAGAAATCGGTCGATGTCGCCGGTTACGATGAACTGGCGGCATTCGATGAAGATATTGAGAAAGAGGGTTCCCCGACGTTCCTGGGTGATAAACGTATTGAGGGGTCTGTCTGGCCCAAATCTATTCGCGGCTCAACGCCAAAAACAAAGGGGACCTGCCAGATTGAGCGTGCTGCCAGCGAGTCCGGGCATTTCATGCGTTTTCATGTTGCCTGTCCGCACTGTGGTGAAGAGCAGTACCTTAAATTCGGCGACAAAGAGACCCCGTTCGGGCTGAAATGGACACCGGGTGAACCCTCCAGCGTCTTTTACCTGTGTGAACATAATGCCTGCGTCATTAAGCAGCAGGAGCTGGATTTCACTGAAGCTCGTTACATCTGCGACACCACCGGGATCTGGACGCGCGACGGTTTATCCTGGTTTTCATCAACAGGCACCGAAATCGACCCGCCAGACAGCGTGACGTTTCACATCTGGACGGCATACAGCCCGTTTACCACCTGGGTACAGATCGTTAAAGACTGGCTAAAAACGAAAGGGGATACCGGAAAGCGTAAAACCTTCGTGAACACCACTCTGGGCGAAACATGGGAGCCTAAAATTGGTGAACGGCCTGACGCGGAGCTCATGGCCGAACGCAAAGAGCTCTTCGGGGCATCCGTACCGGAGCGTGTTGCTTATCTGACAGCCGGGATCGACTCCCAACTGGATCGATATGAAATGCGCGTCTGGGGATGGGGGCCCGGTGAGGAAAGCTGGCTGATTGACCGGCAGATCATTATGGGCCGTCATGATGATGAAGCGACCCTCGTCAGGGTGGACGAGGCGATTAACAAAACCTATCTCCGAAAGAATGGCGTGGAAATGTCGGTATCCCGTATCTGCTGGGATATCGGCGGTATTGACCCCACCATTGTCTACAATCGCTCAAAAAAGCATGGTCTGTTTCGCGTGATCCCAATTAAAGGGGCTTCCGTTTACGGCAAGCCTGTGGCGAATATGCCGCGCAAACGCAACAAGAACGGCGTTTATCTGACGGAAGTGGGGACTGATACCGCAAAGGAGCAGATTTATAACCGCTTCACACTTCAGCCGGAAGGGAGTGATCCTCTTGCCGGTGCCGTGCATTTCCCCAATAACCCCGAAGTTTACGATCTGGCTGAGGCACAGCAGCTTACTGCTGAGGAACAGGTTGAAAAATGGGTGGACGGGCGTAAGAAAATCGTCTGGGACAGCAAAAAGCGACGAAATGAGGCGCTGGACTGCTTCGTGTACGCGCTGGCTGCCCTGCGGATCAGTATTTCGCGATGGCAACTGAATCTTGATTCACTGCTCGCGAGCCTGCTGGAGGAAGAGGGGAACCGGACCAATAACAAAACCCTGGCTGATTATGCCAGGGCATTATCTGGAGATGAATAATGGCGACACAGACTGATCTGGATGCCGCCCGCGCTGCGTTGCACGATCTCATGATGGGAAAGCGGGTGGCAACCGTGCAAAAAGACGGCCGGCGGGTTGAGTTTACCGCGACCTCCGTCAGTGACCTGAAAAAATACATTGCCGAACTTGAGTCACAGGTCGGCACCACTCCACGACGCCGGGGACCGGCAGGATTTTACGCATGAAAACACCTGCTTTGTTAGGACCGGACGGTAAAACCGCTCTGCGGGATTATGCCGGATATCATGGCGGTGCTGGTGGCTTTGGCGGTCAGCTCCGCGCCTGGAATCCACCGAGTGAAAGCGCAGATGCTGCGTTATTGCCTAATTTTTCCCGTGGTAACGCGCGCGCTGACGATCTGGTCCGCAATAACGGCTATGCGGCAAACGCGGTACAGCTCCATCAGGACCACATTGTAGGGTCGTTTTTCCGGCTCAGTTATCGGCCCAGCTGGCGTTTTCTTGGCATTGGAGAGGAAGAGGCTCGGGCGTTCTCCCGTGAAGTTGAGGCGGCCTGGAAAGAATTTGCGGAGGATGATTGCTGCTGCATTGATGCGGAACGTAAGCGTACATTCACCATGATGATCCGTGAAGGTGTATCCATGCATGCGTTTAACGGTGAGTTATGTGCACAGGCCACCTGGGACAGTGATTCCACGCGTCTTTTCCGCACACAGTTCAAAATGGTGAGCCCAAAACGCATCAGCAACCCCAATAACGCAGGAGACACGCGAAACTGTCGGGCAGGTGTCAGAACAAATGACAGTGGCGCCGCGCTGGGATATTACGTCAGCGAGGATGGCTATCCGGGGTGGATGGCACAGAAGTGGACCTACATCCCGCGTGAACTGCCCGGCGGGCGGCCGTCCTTTATCCACGTATTTGAACCCCTGGAGGATGGGCAGACACGCGGTGCCAACGTGTTTTACAGCGTCATGGAGCAAATGAAAATGCTCGATACACTGCAGAATACGCAGCTCCAGAGTGCGATTGTCAAAGCGATGTATGCCGCCACGATTGAAAGTGAGCTGGATACGCAAACCGCGATGGACTTTATTCTCGGCTCAGACAGTAAAGAGCAGCAAAGCAAGATGACTGGCTGGCTGGGGGAGATGGCCTCGTACTATACAGCGGCGCCGGTTCGTCTCGGAGGCGCGAAGGTGCCGCATCTGATGCCGGGCGACTCCCTGAATCTTCAGTCAGCGCAGGACACTGACAACGGCTATTCGACGTTTGAACAATCTCTGCTGCGCTACATTGCTGCAGGGCTGGGGGTGTCGTATGAGCAACTCTCTCGCAACTATTCGCAGATGAGTTATTCCACCGCCCGCGCCAGTGCTAACGAGTCCTGGGCGTACTTTATGGGGCGTCGCAAATTTGTTGCCTCCCGCCAGGCCTGTCAGATGTTTTTATGCTGGCTGGAAGAGGCCATTGTCCGCCGCGTGGTGACATTACCGTCTAAAGCCCGGTTCAGTTTTCAGGAGGCGAGAAGCGCCTGGGGAAATGCTGACTGGATCGGCTCCGGGCGAATGGCCATTGACGGACTGAAGGAGGTGCAGGAGGCCGTCATGCTCATTGAGGCGGGGCTGAGCACCTATGAGAAGGAATGCGCCAAACGCGGGGAAGACTATCAGGAAATCTTTGCCCAGCAGGTTCGTGAAACGATGGAGCGCCGCGCTGCGGGACTTAAACCGCCAGCGTGGGCGGCTTCGGCCTTTGAGTCTGGACTGAAAAAATCGAATGAGGAGGGGACCGATGACGCCAGAGCTGCGTAATCTCCCGCACATTGCCAGTATGGCTTTCAATGAGCCGCTTTTACTTGAACCCGCCTATGCGCGGGTTTTCTTTTGCGCGCTCGCTGGTCAGTTAGGTATCACCCGTCTGACCGACACCGTGTCGGGCGTTACGCTTGGCGCAGAGCAGATGGCTGAACCGCTGACACTCTTTGGTGATGATGAGGAAATGGGGCCAAAGCCGGCGCGTAGCTACCAGATCACTGATGGTATCGCGGTGCTGCCTGTTTCCGGGACGCTGGTCAGTAAAACCCGCTCACTCCAGCCGTATTCGGGGATGACGGGGTACAACGGCATCATCGCCCGCCTCCAGCAGGCAATCAGCGATCCGGGTGTAGACGGTATTCTTCTTGATATGGATACGCCAGGTGGAATGGTGGCGGGTGCCTTTGACTGTGCGGACATCATCGCCCGCATGCGGGATATCAAACCCATCTGGGCGTTAGCCAACGATATGAACTGCAGCGCTGGCCAGCTGATTGCCAGTGCGGCATCACGTCGGCTTGTGACGCAGACGGCCAGAACGGGATCCATCGGGGTCATGATGGCCCACAGCAATTACAGCGCCGCCCTAAAAACCAGCGGCGTTGAGGTCACGCTGATTTACAGCGGCGATCACAAGGTGGATGGAAACCCTTACGAGAAATTACCGAAAGAGGTGCGTGCAGATTTTCAGACACGTATCGACGCTACCCGGCAGATGTTCGCTGAAAAGGTGGCGGGTTATACCGGCATGTCGGTTCAGGCCGTTCTTGATACTGAAGCCGCTGTGTTTTCAGGCCAGGAATCAGTAGACAACGGCCTGGCGGAGCAGCTGGTCAACAACATGGATGCGCTGAACGTTATGCGCGATGCAATTAATAAACGAACGATGATTTCCCGAGGAGGAAGCATGAAAGGTACTACTGCATCCGCAGATACCACTCAACCAGCAGCATCTGCTGACCAGACCGTGACCACCGTTGACGCGCCTGCTGTGGTCGTTACTGACCCTGCCGCGTGCGCAACTGTTGATATCAGCAGCCAGGTGGTAGCGGCGGTCGCAGCCGAAAACGGTCGCATTATGGGGATCCTGAACTGTGAGGAGGCGAAAGGGCGTGAATCACAGGCGCGCGCGCTGGCAGAAACGCCGGGGATGACGGTGGAAAGTGCCCAGCGCATCCTTGCCGCGGCTCCTCAGAGTGCTCAGGCGCGTACGGATACCGCGCTGGATCGTCTGATGGAAACCGCACCCGGCACCGTAACGGCAGGTAGCGCATCTGCCGAAGCGGGTGACGATCTGTTAAATACTCCTGTTTAAGAGGCCAATATGTCTAATACTGAACAATTTACGCACAAACAGCCCCTGGGGAACAGTGACCCGGCGCATACCGGTTATGCACCTGGTGAACTGACGAAAGCAGTACCGGCGATGACGCCCCTGATGCTGGATGCCACTTCCGGCAAGCTGACCGTCTGGGATGGTCAGCATGCGGGGGCCGCCTGTGGTGTTCTGGCAGTGTCTGCCGACCAGAGCAGCACCGAGCTGGCATTCTATAAGTCCGGCTCTTTCCGTATTGAAGATGTGCTCTGGCCGGATGCGGTGACGGATGAACACATCAAACGCAACGCATTCGCAGGTACAGCCATCAGTATCGTCTGACATCCAATTTAACACTAACCATCATCCACAGAAGCCGCCATCGCGGCTTTTTTTACGGGAAACATCTATGTCAATTTACACAACGGCCCAACTGCTGGCGGTCAATGAGAAGAAATTCAAGTTCGATCCGCTTTTCCTGCGTATCTTCTTCCGTGAAAGCTACCCTTTCAGCACCGAGAAGGTGTATCTGTCGCAAATTCCGGGCATGGTCAACATGGCGCTGTACGTCTCGCCTGTTATTTCCGGCAAGGTTATCCGCTCCCGCGGCGGCGCAACGTCAGAGTTTACGCCGGGTTACGTCAAGCCCAAGCACGAGGTAAACCCGCAGATGACGCTGCGTCGCCTGCCGGATGAAGACCCGCAAAATCTGGCTGACCCGGCCTACCGCCGCCGTCGTATTATCCTGCAGAACATGAAGGATGAGGAGCTGGCGATTGCCCAGGTGGAAGAGAAACAGGCGGTGGCTGCTGTTCTCAACGGAAAATACACCATGACCGGCGAAG